AAATAGACCCAGACCCTTGACTCTGCCGCCGCGTTCTGCCCATCCTGCTCCACCTGTTCCGGCTGTTCGGACGTAACTTTGTCGCCGACGGTCTTTACCTCAGACATTTCCTCCGAAACGTCGGTTTTCCTTGCCAAAGAAATCAACCTCCCTCTGTATTGGTCTGATGTGGAATGTGCCTATCATTTCGCCTGCATAGTAGGGCGCGGTATCGTCGGGATAGACGACCGACTCAACCCCCTCATGCTCGTCCAGTACGAATTCTTTCCCTATCTGTACCTGTTCAAGCAGCCGCTCCTGCACCCTGTCCATGAGGTTGAGGAGCATTACAGCGCCGTCCTGCTCGTCCTGCGAGTACACGCAGAAGATAAAGCGCACCGCCGCCGTGTATTCGGGATTAGGATAGCCGTTCTCGCTCCGCTGGTGCTTGCTGTCGATAAACTGAACGATGATATACGGTGCGAGTTTCTTTGCCGAATTGCTGTCAGGCAGGCGCATGAGATACACCGCCGGAACGCGGCTTTTCTCCTTTGCGTCGCCTTTCTGGACTGCCTCCGGAAGAGAAACGTTCTTTATAGCGTCCTCACAGAACTTTTTCAGTTCCTGAATGAGTTTTACCCTCGTCATGTTTACCTCCAGCCGTTAAGCAGCGCTGTTGTTTCATGTTCCATGCGCTCCTCAAATACCTTGCGCACATTATCGCCAACTGTATTTGCAAGTGTCGGATTCGCACCCAGCATCTGCGGAACGGACGGACCGAACTTCTGCTTTATCGGCAGTCTGCTTGACCCGTATCGTTCAAAAAGCCCGATGTGTCCGCTGTCCATCGTTGCACGGAAAACGTGTTTCAGCGTTTCGCCGGCGGTGTTCCGCTTGACCTGCACTCTGTACAGCCCGGAACTGGTGATTTTTGCGTTGAACCGGATAAGCGGAACATGAAATCCGCGAAAACTAAGTCCGACGCTTATTTCATCGCCGGACTTCTGAATATGCTGCGAGGACTTGGTATACTTCTTGAAGTCGGACGTATTCAGCGAATAGTCCTTATTGACTTCACGCGCTACAGCCGCCGTGCCGCTCGTTGCGGCGCGGGTCAGGGAAGAACTGGCCGCTTTCTCAATGCCGCCCGGTATCCCGGCTAAGAGCTTTGTTGCCCGGTCGAGCGCCTTGGAGCTGCCGGAATCATCAGCAAGAGAAATGTTGACGATTCCGGAATAATTGCCGCCTGAATAGCTGTCACTCATCGTAATACCTCAGTTCCAGCGTGATAAGCCCCATCTCGCATTTGGACGTAACTACCGAATACTTGCGGAAAAACGTCTTACCTAGCGCCTCGCCGTCGTCTATCTCAAAGCGATGTCCCTGTTCGGGGATCACCCCGTCAAGGTCCTTCTCGTTGATATAGGCAACGGCGGTCACAAGGTATATGCCCTCAGCATGATCGCTCTGAACTATATGTCTGTCAGACTGCTTGACACGCTGGAGAATGATCGGTATATCTTCATATACCTCTCCATCGTATTTCACTGTGTGACTTTCCGCTAACTCCTCGGTGTTCATCAGCACATTTGCGATATCGGACTTGACCATGTCCTTAAAGCCCATTATTCGCCCTCCGGATCATCGGACAGCGCGTCGGCGAAAAAGTCGTCAAGCGCCTTGATGAGTTCCTGCTTGGTCGCAGCTGCAGACACCTCGATACCGTACTCGTTTGCAATCGACTGCAAATCAGCTTTCGAGGTGTCCGGACCGTACTGCGGTATGCCGAAGTCATCGCCGGCGCTTTCGTCATTATCATTGTCATTACTTTCAGACTGAACCTCGCCGCGCTCGGCACCGTCCACCGCCTCCGCGATACCCTCGCGGACAAGCCTTAAGCCCAGTTTCTCGTCAACATCAAACGGCGGGTCCTTGGGTGACTTGGGCTTGACGATACCGTTAACCACCAACCCGAATGTGGTGTTTCTGATACGAATTAACACTGTATGCCTCCTATCAGCCTACAACCTTGCTTGCGAAGATATAAGGGGTATAAACCCTGGGCATTGCAATAGGTCTGGAATACAGCTCGACTGCTCTGGTGTTGTGCTTGTTGTCGACGAAGAGCTTGGAAACTCTCGACTTTGCGATGGTCTCAAAATTATCCCTGCCATAAGGCATGAGCGTTATAGCACCGTAAGCCACACGTCCGCAGTTCGGGAATGTTACCATTGCCGCGTCCTTGGGGAAGTAGCTCTTGGTCTTGCCGTTCTCGTCCTCGTACTTATTGCCCACAACGATAACTCTGAGGGTGTGCCCTCTGAAATTGAATGTACCCAGTTCGCTGATACCGGGCATAACGATACGCTCGTTTACAGCGCCAAAGTTGTAAGCGAGAGTCTTGTCCAGCATTACACGGAGTTCCTCGTTCTTATAGAATACATCGGCAACATCAGAGCCGATAAGCAGGTCGGCAGGCACCATTCCGCGATCGGAAAGCAGCTCGCACATAGCATATACATCACCGATGATATTAGCGTCAGCGGAGTTCCACAGATTCTGGGGGGTATAAGTATGCTCAGAAGCATCTCCGTCATAGAACTGAATGTGCTTGACCTCGCCGGGTGTATTGACGTCGATGTACTCCTGCATAGTGATCGCATTGTTCTGCATTACCTGTGCGCACATCCACTCGATTCTGCGGCGTGTTCTGATTTCAAGTTCCGTGAAATCTTCTGCAAGCAGGCGGATAGCTCTCTGTGCAGGTGTAGAGCCCGTTACAAGAGCCTCGCCGAATCCGCGCTTTGACAGATCGTCAACCGTGAGCGAACGGGATTCTGCTATGTATGCCGGTCTGAATTCGGATAATTCGTAGCCATCGCGTCCAACGCTGATAGCGCCGCCGCGCTCTGCAACGAAACGCGCCATCTTACGCTGTCCGGCGCGCTTATACTCTACAAGCACCTTATCCGATGCAAAAATGTCGTTCCTGCCCGTGGTGAAGTAACGTTCGCTGAAAAACATTGATTCCGGCTTAGCCTTTTCAGCAATAGACTGTAACACATAAGACTGTGTGATGTCAAGATTAACTGCCATTTTGTCCTCCTTGTCAGTTAGAATCGGCGGCGGTAAACTCGATGCCATACTTGCGCAGGGTATCCTTGTCTGCCTCCGTCATCTGGTAGCTGTCCTTCATGATGATCTTGTTGCTGTTGAACTTGCCGCCGATGTAGATGGTCATGTTTACATCTTCGTCAGCCGGTACAGTGATATCATCGGTCAGAATACCGTAAGGCTCAAGCACCTCGCTGTCCGAAGACGAGGCGGTCGTTCCCAGAATCACAAGCGTGCCGTCCTTTGAAGATTTAGCCAGCACTGTGCCGCGCTTAAGCTCTCCTGTGTTCTTGCGGAGCTTTCCGGTGCCGACTCTTAACGCCGGATCCGTCCCGGCGACAAGGTTGTCAGCAGTAACCGTGCCGAGCTTGTTGAGAAGTTCAGTTGTCATTACTTATCCCTCCTTCAGTGCCTCGTCAATAGCTGCTAAAACCTCAGCCTCTTCCTGGGCTTTTGTCTGTTCCGCGCTGCCGTCAGCCTGCGGGGCAACTGCGTGAACATCTTCCACGCCGGAACCGCTGTAATCTGCCTTCATGTCGTTAAGGAACGACTGGCCTTTCCTTGCATTCTCCGACATGGCCTTGTAAGCAAGTTCCTCGGCTGTGCAGGGGTTCTTGTACTTAGCGTCAGCGAGGAGCTCCGGGCTTACCTGTCCGGCGATAGCCTCTATCTTCTCTAAGCGTGTGCGCTCGTCTGCAAGCGCTTTCTGCACAGCGGCGTCCATTGCCGTCTTGTTTTCGTCTGCGTGTTCTGCCTTGTAATCCTCTTCAACGCGTGCAGCGAGTTCGGGATTTTCTTTGCGCAGTTCAGCAAGATTTACTGCCATAGTAGTTTTACCTCCCTCATTGTTGTTTGATTTATTTGCATTGCCTTCGTTTGATTCAGGCTGTAATGCCATGTGGTGTGTCCCTGTAATATTTGGAGCATTATTTACAATCGGTATATTTTCAGGGCATGTTGCTCCGTAAAGCGGCATAAATCTGCCGCTCACATACAGTGCCGTCTTGTCAGCCGATGCAGCTATCTTGACTTCATCGCTCGTTTCAATGAGCTCGTCAACAAAGCCCTGCTCCTTGGCTTCTTTTCCGGTCATAAATGTTTCAGCCGACATCATACTGAGCAGTTCGGCTTCCTCTTTTCCGGTCTTACGCTTGTACGCTGCCAACATGACCTTGTCGTAAGCATCATTGGTCTGTGCCACTTTTCTAAGTTCATCTGCGTTGTAATAGCCAAATACAGGCGCTAATGACTTGTGTATCATTATCAGCGACCCCTCGGACGCCCTGACTGTATCAGCAGCGCACATAATGTGTGAGCCTGCTGACATTGCCACACCGTCAACGGTGCAGGTGATCTGTGTGCCGTTCGCAGCCATTTCACGTAGCTTGTTGTATATGACTATCGCAGTTGTACATGAACCGCCGCAGGAATTGAGCTTTATATCTAACTTTCGGCTCTTGGATATTGCCTTTAAGTCATCTAAAATCTCGCTTTCAACGATGTAATTTTCTTCCGTGGGCTTATTGGTGTCATAGTCAAACGGTCTGCTTTTTACTACCAAACCGTAAAGCACAAGCTCGGCGGTTTCCATATCAGCATCAGCCCTGACCGAATAGCCCTCACGCTCCGCGAAATACGCAGCGCCTTTATTCTTCATCGGCATTTTCTTCATCTCCCTCTTCATCATCGTCAGCGATGTTATTCGTCTGGGCGGGTATAATGTTCTTTATAAGCTCGTTCTCCACCGCAAGAGCAGACATATTGTCCTCCCAGTTTTCGCCGTAGTACTCTCTTGTGATCTGCTCGTTCGTCTTCCAACCGTGCTGAACCAACATGGCATTTGACTCAGCTTCCTTCTTGGGGTCAAGCTGTGTGAGCGCCGGACCGTCCCACCGCGCACCGCACCAAGCCGCTCGGATAAGAGGGTCGTCGAAGAAACCCGGTGCCCTTATCCTGCCGAGTGCAACAGCCTCAGCAAGCCAAGTTTCGTAAATTGGCTGGTTAAAATCGTTATTGACCCAGGAACGCCGCATTTTGATAGCCTCCCACGCTTCTTCAAGAGCGCCCTTTGACGCTGAATAAGACGCAGTGAACTCTTTGAGCAATACCTCATGCGGCATTTCAAGCGCCGCTCCGATCTGCTTAGAAATTGACTTGTTGAATGTTTCATATCCAGCAGTCGGAATGTTCGGATTACCGAACACGATTTTTTCGCCCTTTTTCAACTTAACGATGTTGCCAGGTGCCATTTCTGGCTCGTCCTCGTCTGAATCGCCATCATCAGAATGGTCGAACATCGGCATATCAGTCGAGTCCGTTTCCGTTTCTAGCCAGCCGGTAAAATACGTCTGAATGATTGCCGCTGTAAGTTCGCTTTCCGTGTATCTGCGGTTCTGCAGAAGCATTTCAATGACCGGGGCGAGATACGAAACGCCCCGATACTGGTCGGGACGCTCTGAATCCATGAGCTGTAAAACATTCGGTAATCCGGTCTTTTGGCTGAACGCCTCGACCCTGACCCACTTAATATCCGTAAGCATTGAAGAATACGGATAACCATTGCAGATATGATAGGCTACAACTCTTCCGCTGGCGTCAACCTCAACGCCATCATGAACAGCGTTATCACCACATTTACCCTCTGTCGCCGAAAAAAGACCGTTTGCAACTAAACTCAGCGGCGTACTTATCCGGTCAGCTTCAACAAGCTGAATGCAAAGAGAATATGGATTAAAGCGAGTCGGCTTGCGCCTTTTCAGCAGAACAAACACATCGCCGCTCATCAGCCATGATTTCACGGCTAACTGCTGCATTTCATAGAAGTTGTTTATGCCCAGCGCGTCACATGACGACTTGTTCAGACACCATGCCCGGAACTCTGCCTCGGTGCGCCTGCACCATTGCCTTGCACTTTCCGGCGAAAGTCCAAGCAGTTCCGCGTCAAGACTGCACTTCATTCTGAGTCCCGGACCGACTATCTTCGTGCGATTAGTGTTCACAGCGGCGGCGGCTATCGGAGAAGCCA